ATCCCATCCATCCCGCTCCCCTGGACCTCCCGCCGCGCTTCCCTGGCGGCGGGAGAGGCGCCCAGCCGACTCCCCGCGGCCGGAGCGCCCGAGGCCACCGCGAGCGCCTGCCCCCCCTGGCGCCCGGTGGCCTCACCCCCCGCACTGCCCCGGCAGCCCTGGTACACCGAGCACCCGCCGCCCGGCACCCGGCTCCAGGCCGCCCTCAGCGACACCGGCACCTGGGCCGTCCTGCCCGGGGGCGCCTGGGACGGCAGCCACCTCCGGGGGCTTGAGCCGCGCACCGTCCCCGCCAGCGGCGCCGAGGCGCGCGGGCGGCAGACCGGCGCGCAGCCCGCGCTCGTGCGGCCCGGGCGGGCGCGGTTCGACGCATGGCAGGACGCGGCGGCGAGGTGGATCTCATGAGCGCCGACCTGTACCAGCGCCCCAGCCGCGAGGAGATTGCCGCCCGCGTCAACGGCACCCTGCCGGGCGCGCGCAAGCCGGAGCCGCAGCCCGACCCGCTCGCCAGCTTCGCCCGCCACCTGAAGGCCAGGATGCGCGCCCTCGGCTGGGACCAGGAGCAGCTAGAGCAGCGCTCTGGCCTGTCCCAGCGCATCGCCGCCCGCGCCATCAACGGCACGTACGTCGACCTTGAGACCGCCGGGAAGATCGCCGCCATCGTCGGCTCCCACCTCGCCGCCATGCTCGGCCCGTACAAGTGCGGCACCTGCAACGGCACGCCCCCGCCCGGGTACGCCTGCCTGGAATGCGGCGCCGAGAAAAGGCCGTCAGCGGACCACTCCGCCGCCCGCGAGCGGCTCGAGCAGGCAACCGCCGAGCGCACCGGGAGGCCAGCATGACCCTCGTCCTCTACGGCGGCCTCGTCCTCCTCATCGCCGCCGGGCTCATCGCCGGGCTCGACTACCTCCGCGAAGGCCACGAGGTCGACCGCGTCCGCCGCCTCGGCGAAGCCGACAACGCCGCCCGCACCCCCGTCCGGCGCGAGCCCGCCGTCCGCGAGGACTGGGAACGGCTCGTCGTCAACCCCGACCTGGAGGAGTACTACAGGCGCCGCCTGGAGTCCATCCTCCCCGGCGAGCCGCTCTGCTACTGGTGCTGGCCCCCCGCCGGCGACCCGGACGCCAAGAAGGCGCTGGTCACCGACTGCGTGTGCCCGGACTGGTGCGACGCCGCCGCGTGCATCGCGGGAGTGCGCCATGGGTGATTTCCGCAGGCGCAACTACGGCCGGGGCCACGGGTACACCCTGGACGGCGAGAAGCTGCCAGGGGTAACCACGATCCTCAGCGACGGCCTCGCCAAGCCCGCGCTCGTCAACTGGGCCGCCAGGACCGTCGCCGGGTACGCCCTGGACAACTGGGACGACCTCGCCGGGATGAAGCCCAGCGAGCGCCTCAAGGTCCTCGAAGGCGCCCACTACGCCGACCGCGACGCCGCCGGCAAGCGGGGCACCGAGGTCCACAAGCTGGGCCAGAAGCTCATCCACGGCGAGAAGGTCACCGTCCCCGACGAGCTGGCCGGGCACGTCGAGAGCTACGTCAGGTTCCTGGACGACTTCGACGTCGAGCCGGTGTTCGTCGAGGCTCCCGTCGTCAACTACCAGTGGAAGTACGCCGGGACGATGGACCTCGGCGCGAGGCTCCGCGGCCTCGGCCTCCAGGCCCTCGACCTGAAGACCGCACGCTCCGGCGTGTTCCCCGACAACGCCCTGCAGCTCGCCGGATACAGGTTCTGCGACCAGTACATGGACGAGGCCGGGGAGATGCGCGACATGCCGAAGTTCGACGGCGCCGCCGTGGTGCACGTCAGGGCCGACGGCTATTCGCTCGTGCCGGTCGACGCCGGGCCGGACGTGCACAGGTACTTCCTGTACTGCAAGCAGCTCTGGCAGTGGGCGAACGAGCGTTCTAAGTCAATCGTCGGCGAGGAGATCCTTCCCTCGCGCGAGGAGGTTCCGTTCTGATGACCGAAGTTGAGGTTTACCGCCCGAAGTCCGAAGTGGCCGTTCCCGGTGCACAGGACACCGACTCGTGGATCACCGTCGTCCGGGACATCATCAAGATCGCCGAGGTCATCTATGACACGCCGTTCGTCCCCGACGGCCTCCGGGGGTCAGCCCCGGCCGTTGCCGCCGCCATGCTGGCCGGCCGTGAAATGGGGCTGGGGATCATGACGAGCCTCGCCAACATCGACGTCATCCGCGGCAAGCCGTCACAGAAGCCGCTGCTGATGCGCGCGATGATCCAGGCGCAGGGCCACAAGTGGGAGGACGTCGACGTCAGCGATTCCCGCGCCGTGGTGCGCGGCTGCCGCAAGGGCGAGTCAGCGTGGACCACGGTCTCGTTCACCGCCGACCAGGCCAAGCGCGCCGGGCTGGACCTCGGCAAGTACCCCGCCGATAAGCTGTACGCCCGCGCCACGAGCAGGCTTGCCCGGCACAAGTTCGCCGACGTGATCATGGGCATGCCGTACAGCAGCGACGACCTTGAGGACGGCCTGGACGCCGAGGTCGGCAACGTCGCCAGCGAGCAGCCCGAGGCGTCCGCGACCGACAAGCCCCGCACCGCCCAGCGCCGCACCAAGACCGCCCCGCCCGCGAACGCCGCTAGCACGCACGCAGCCGCCACCCCGGCCGCCGGAGAGCAGCGGACGGACGCGGGCGGGGCACTGCCCCCGCTGCCAGGCGAGGACGAGCCGCCGCTGGACACCGACTACGACTCGCCCGGCACCGCCACGCAGCCGCAGCTCACCCGCATCTGGGCCACGCTCACCAGCGACTACGAGTTCGCCCGCGACGACAAGGACGCCGCCCGCGGGCTGTGCGCCCAGATCGTCAGCCGCCCGCTGGCCTCGTCGAAGGAGCTGTCGTTCAAGGAGGCCGGGATCGTCATCGACACCCTCGCCAACTGGATCGCGACCGCGCAGGCGAAGGGCGAGCACCCGCGGGCGCTGATGACGGAAGTGCTGTCGGGCGGCGTGACGGTCGAGGAGGTGCCCGGTGAGTGAGCCTGTCACGATCGGCATGGCCACGGAGCTGCACGGCTACGACGTCGAGGTGCTGCGCCACCAGAACGGCGCGGTCGTGCTGGACATGGAGGAGTGCGTCCGGGTCTTCGCCCCCGAGCATGCCGCGGTGCTGGCCGAGCTTGTCCAGCGCGCCGCCATGCCGGGGCAGGGCGCTGACGGCGAGCCGCCCGCCACCGACGCCCCCGGCCCGCTGCCCGCCGTGGACGTCACCGGCCCGTTCACCGGCATCCACGGCGCCACCCTGTGGCTCGGCGCCGACCACGACGCCGTCGTCGTCGCCGAGCGGACGCTGGAGCTGCCCGAGGCCCGCAGGTTCCACGCCGCGCTCGGCGCCGAGATCACCCGCCGGGAGGCGTGGAAGGCCGCGCACGACGCGGAGGAGGCGGCCGACGAGGACGGCTGCGGGGACGGCGCGCCAGTCCTGTGCCAGGCGCACGGCGGCGAGTACGGCCCGGCCGACTGCGACGAGTGCCACCGCGAGCGGACCACGCAGCAGGGCCATGCGCTCTACCACGAGCAGCACTGCCGGTGCGGCCACAAGAAGGGCGTGCACGCTGGCCGGGACGCCACCGGCCGGTGCGTGCTACGCCGCTGCGGCTGCGGCATGTTCGAGGCGGCCACGGAGGCGCGCAGTGAGTGACGTGCACGTCCGGCTAGCCGACCCCGAAGGCCAGCTCCTCGCCGAGATCGCCGACCCCGCAACGACCGCCCGCAGCCTCGTGCTGACGTACGCGTTCGCGCTGCTCGACCAGGACAGGGTCGACTGGCCGAAGGTCAACCGGGCCATCATCGGCCGCTGGTCGCCCGCCGCCCTGGACCGCATCAAGCGGGATGCGTGGCGCAGGGTCGAGCGGAAGGCGGCAGGACAGTGACCAGGCTCATCCACGGCACCCGCCCCACCTCGCAAGGCCCCGCCCACGGCAACGGCCGCCCGCCGCAGAAGTCCACCGCCGGCTACCACGGCAACCCCCTCTGGCCTGGCATCACCTGGGGGTTCACTGCCCGGTGCTCGTGCACGTGGGCGCCACGCGCGGGCGAGTACCAGGTCAAGGTCCGCGACCGCGCCTGCAGCGTCCACGGCGGGTACCAGGGGGCGGGCCGTGGGTGAGCGTCCCGTCCTTCTCGACCTGTTCTGCGGGGCAGGGGGCGCGGCCATGGGATATCACCGCGCCGGGTTCGACGTGGTCGGCGTCGACGTGAAGCCTCAGCCGCGCTACCCGTTCAAGTTCGTCCAGGCGGACGCGATGACGTACCCGCTGGACGGGTTCGACGCCATCCACGCGTCGCCGCCATGCCAGGACCATTCGCGCAGCTTTAAGCCAGTTGCGCACGGCACTGGCTGGATGCTCGCCGCGACCCGCGGGCGACTGGAGGCGGCTGGCGTCCCGTGGGTGATCGAGAACGTTCCCGGTGCGCCCATGCGGGCAGACCTGAAGCTCTGCGGCTGCATGTTCGGCCTTGGCGCCGCTGGGCTCCAGCTGATACGCGAGCGCTGGTTCGAGTGCTCATGGCGGCCGTTTGAGATGCGGGCACCCTGCTATCACGCCAGCCGGGCGATCACCATCACGGGGACCGGTCCTGGCGTCTCGCACTCACTGGCGAAGTTCAGCACCGTCGACTGCCGGGTCGCCATGGACACGGACTGGATGACCTACGAGGAGATGTCACAGGCCATCCCGCCCGCCTACACCGAGCACATCGGCCGCGCGCTGATGGAGCACCTGACGGCGGTGAGCCATGGCTGAGCGCCGCTCCCTGCCCCGCGAGCACGGCACCCCCCGCGGCTACAACCAGCACCGCCGCCGCGGCGAGCCGGAATGCCCCGAATGCCATGAGGCGTGGAACGCCGACCGGCGCGCCCGCACCGCCAGCATCAAGGCCGAGCAGGCCGCACGCCGCGCGCGATGGCGGGCGCAGGACGACCTGAAGGCGGCGGCCCATGGCTAGCGGCATCTCCTGGGCCTGCTGGCACGACTGGTGCGACGACTGCCAGGACGGCGACAACGGCTGCACCTGCGGCTGCCACGAGGAGGACGACGGCGATGCCTAGCGGCAAGGACTGGCAGCGCCAGGTCCGCAAGGCGCAGGCCGCGCTGAGGGCACGGCAGCGCATCGCACGGCAGCAGTGGCAGCGGGCCCCCGCGTCACCCGGCGCGGGCATGACGCGGCTCATGCCGCCGCAGCGAGACGACGAGGAGGGGGCCATGACGTGCGACTGCCTGGGCGGCGACGACAGCATCGCGAGCGACAAGTGAAGATCGTCGACCTGTTCGGATGGCGGCCAAAGCGCCCGGCCGACGTCGAGCCGATCGCGCCAGTCGCGAATCCGTTCGGCAAGTGGCGATGGTGCCGCCCGTGCGACGTCAAGTGGCTCGGGGAGCCGGAGTGCTGGTGCTGCGGGCAGGTGATCGCGTGAGCCTCCACGACCAGATGCGCGACTACCTCGAGGCCGGGACGAAGGCCGCTGAGGACAAGGTGCAGGGCATCGCCACCAGCTATGCCGGCACCATGTTCCGGTCCCGGCTCGAGGCCGGGTGGGCATCCACGCTGGACGGCTACGGCATCCGGTGGGAATACGAGCCGGAACTGGTCACGCTCGGCTCCGGTGCCCGCTACCTGCCCGACTTCCGGCTGCCCGAGCTGGCCACCGTCATCGAGGTCAAGGGGCCGCACATGCAGCGCCTAGACAAGACCGCCGAGTACGCCCGTGAGATGGCCCCCGGCGTCCTGGTGCTCATCGGTTACCCGCCGCAGTTCCGCCGCCTCGTGGAATGGGCTGGCACGCCGCTCATGCAGTGGGGCAGCCCGCTGGCGGTGATGACGGCATTCACGACGTGCACGGCGTGCGGCGCCTACCAGTGGTGCGCGCCGCGCTACTCGATGGACTGCCGGAATTGCGGGCGACGACTTGACGGGCACTTCGCCGGGTGCGGCGAGATGCGCTTCGAGCAATGGCAGGACGAGGGCGAGACATTCGAGTCAATTCTCGCGAAAGGCGGAGCGGGGTTAAATGCCATGGTTCCGCGTGGACGACGGCTTCCATTCCCACCCCAAGGCGCTAGCGACATCCCTGGCAGCAAGGGGCTTGTGGGTGACCGCCGGCTCGTGGTCGAGCGCCCATCTCACCGATGGGGTCGTGCCAGACAACGTGCTCGCGTCACTCGGCGGCTCCCCAGAGCTTGCGGCCGAGCTAGTCGCTGCGGGCCTATGGAAGCGTCGCCGCAACGGATGGCAGTTCCACGAGTGGGAGAAGAAAAACCCGACGAAAGAGGCTGTGGAAAACGACCGCAAGGCAGCGGCCGAACGACAGAGACGCAGGCGAGATGCCATGTCGTCACGGCGTGACACAGCCGTGAGTAACGGCGTGAGTCACACGACCCCGACCCGAAGGGTCGGGAGGACTGAAAGTCCTCCTCCCGACCCTTCCCCCGGCGCAGCCAGCCGAGCGATCCCTGCGGGCTCGCCCGACCGCGCCGGACGGCCCCCATGGTGCGGCGAGTGCGACGAGCGAACGCGCCTGACCGGCGACGCCGACGCGCCCAGCCGCTGCCACCGCTGCCACCCCATGGCCCAGGCCGCGGCGGTGACCTGACATGACGGCCATCCCCGCAGTCCTCGGCTGCTTCCGCTGCGCAGGCGATGACCACTGGGCCGACGCCTGCCCCACGCTGATCCCGCCGCAATCAAAAGCCGAGCACGCCAGGCGCGTGCAGCAATACGTCGAATGGTTCTGGGACCACCGGATAGACGCGCACATGAAGCGCAAATTGATAGAGCACGAGAACGCCATGGAGAAAGACCGGCTAAAGGAGGAAGCGAAATGTACGGCGACAGCAAGAACTACGGCACCGCCACCGGCGCCGACGGCCCGGTGACCAGCACCCTGTGGGACCGGCTCCTGGCCGCGGCGCCATCGCTGGACGGCCGGCGGTGAGCGAGATGCACCCGGAGGCGCCGCTAGGCTCGCCGCCCGCGACGGAGCCGGGCCAGGCGACGTACGAGGCCTGGGCTGCCGCCCTGGACGCCCGGGGCGTCGGGTGCGACGTCTGGTACGACCAGGACGGCGATGAGCAGGCCGCGTGGGCCGCTGTTGAGGCGGAGCGGGGCGCCCAACTCGCCGCCGTCACCGCCGAGCGGGACAAGCTCGCCGCCGAGCTGCGCGGCGTGCACGGCGAGCTGACGGCAAGCGGGATCAAGGGCGACCCGGAGAACCACTGGGCGCCGCTGCTGATCGCCCAGCTCAGGCGCGAGCGTGACGCCGCACGCAAGGCGTACGCCACCCTCCGCGCCGCGTTCACCCAGGGCGCCCAGACGGGCTGGTCGGCGCGCGTGTCCGGCACGGTGCTGCACAGGCTGGACGTCCTGGCCATGCACGAGCCGGGCGCGGCGACGGCCTGCTGCGACCTGCACGGCCGGAACTGCGAACCGGAGGAGCCGTGCTGCGAGCGGTGCACTGAAGTCCGGCACGCCGGGTGGAGGGATGAGGCGGGAGTCCTGCGCTACGGCCACCCGCGCGGCGAGGTGTGCTCGGCACCAGACTTGTCCGTGCTGGCCGCGCCGCAGCCGGGCGGCAGCGGGCAGGAGGCGGGCCAGTGACCCCCGCCGAACTCGCCGACCACTGGGACCAGGAAGCCCGCACCGCCAACGCGAGCGCCGAGAACACTCGCAGCCTCAGCCTCTACGAGCGCGAGCATGAGCGTGCCCGCACGCTCGGCCAGTGCGCCATGCAGCTGCGGCTCGTGATCGGCGCCAGCACCCGCGCCGGGCTGGGCGGCTCGTGATGGCAAAAGTGCGCGCGCCGTTCAGCGCAGAGCAGGTCGCTAGCCTGAACGCCTACCAGGCTAGCGGCGCGTTCCATGAGTTCACCTGCGGCAACGACCTCTGCCCGGGAGTCGACGGCGAGCATGCGGTCCTCGTGGCCCAAGAGGATGGCTGGCGCTGCCCGGCCTGCCCGTACACCCAGGGCTGGGCGCACGAGTTCATGGCAGACGGGTCGTGGAGGGGCTTCGCGGGCATCACGGTGCGCGTCGATGGCGGAGCACCGGTCAAGGGCGAGCATGGCGCCCGCAACGAGCCGGGCGGCTCGTGATGGCGTGGGGAGACGGCAAGCCCAGGCCCGGCCGCGTCCTGAAGGCCGCCATCGGCGAGGACACGTGCCACGCGTGCCTCAACCCGAAGCGCTCCCGGCTGCACCGGGAGCTGTGCGTCGTCACCGGCGCGCCGAAGGAGGCGGCGTGACCTGCTGCGACACCTGCCCGTACAGCCCGACGTGCGAGGAGGAGGACCAGTTCCTCGCCGACATCGGCCTAGCGCCCCAGTGGGGCGAGGAATACGACGATGAGGAGGAGGCGCCGTGACCGAGCTGCTGGTCCTCGCCGCCCTGGCCATCGGCTATGCCCTGAACCACTACGTCACCATGCTGCGCGAGGCGCTGAGCGACCGGCGCGCCACCCGGGAGGAACGGTGAACATCGAGCGCGACGTCATCGAATGGCTGCACCACCGCCACCACGACCCCGGCGCGCCGCAGCAGGACGCGCCGGCAATGCCCCACAATGGAACCCAGGAGGAACACATGTCCATCGCCAGCGACGCCCGCCAGGCATTCGAGACCGCCGTCAGCTTCTACGAGCGCCACTCCGGCAACCCCGTCCTGCTCAGCCTCGAGGGCCTCGGCCTCACCGAGCTGCACCTGTCCCCCGCCGAGGTCCAGGCCGTCACCGGCATCATCAGCTCGCTCGAGGCGTCGCACGCAGCCCCGGTGCCGTCGTTCCTGCCGGCGCCCGCCGGGCCGCAGGTCGGCGGCCAGGCGTAACGTCCGCCAACGAGGAACGTCTGACATGGCCAGGCCCACGAACGAGGCGCGCGTCCTGATCGCGCAGCGCCGCACGCGGGTCCTGGCCATGCGCATCGAGAACGTCCCCTACGAGCAGATCGCCGCCGCCCTCAACATCAGCGAGGCCGTCGCCGAGAAGGACTACCAGCGGGCACGCGACGAGGCGGCAGCCCAGCTCGACGCGACGACCGCGAAGGCGCGCGAGCTGGAGCTGCTGCGGCTCGCCGCGATGGAGCGCGAGGCGTGGGCCGTCCTGCGTCGCAGGCACATCGTCATCCAGCAGGGCAAGGTCGTCCGCGACGAGGACGACAACACGATCGAGGACGACGCGCCCGTCTTGCAGGCCATCGACCGGCTGGAGCGCATCAGCGCCCGCCGCGCCCGCATGCTCGGCCTGGACGCCCCGGCCAAGGTGGAGGTGAGCGGGGAAGTTGACGACGCGATCGCCGCTCTTGCCTCCCGGCTGGGAGCAGTGGAACCTGGCGGAGAAGCGCAAGCTGCTGGAGACGCTGCAGCGGGCTGAGAGCCAGCGTGCGCCCCGTGACCCGGCCGGGTGGGCGCGCTACCGGGGCCTGCACTTCTGGTCCGCGCAGCGCGCCATCGCGGCCAGCGTCGCGGCGAGCAAGCGGACCGCCGTCCGGGCCGCGCACGGCGTCGGCAAGAGCTTCACCGCGGCGGCGCTGGCCGCATGGTGGGTGGACACGCACCCCGGCGGCCTCGTCGTCTCCTCGGCGCCGTCCGCCCACCAGGTGCACGGCATCCTGTGGGAGGAGATCCGCGGCCTGCACGCCCGGCTGTCCCTGCCTGGCCGCGTGCTGCTGAACGACACGTGGATGCTCGGCGGCAGCCAGGCCGGGTTCGGCCGCAAGCCCCCCGACGCCGCCGCGGGCTCGGATTTCGACCCCAGCACGTTCCAGGGCTACCACAGGACCGGCGGCGTGCTCGTCATCCTCGACGAGGCGGGCGGCCTGCCCGAATGGCTGTGGACGGCCGCGGAGAACATCACCACGACGGACAACAGCCGTATCCTGGCGATCGGCAACCCGGACAACTCCGGCTCGCACTTCGCGGAGGCGTGCGCGCCGGGCGCGAAGGGCTGGGCGCAGTTCCGCATCAGCGCGTTCGACTCGCCGAACTTCACGGGCGAGCCGGTGCCGGCCGAGGTGTCGGCGGCGCTGGTGACCAGGAACTGGCAGCTGGACCGCCTCGACGACTGGGGCGAGGGCAGCCCGCTGTACGTGTCGAAGGTGCTGGCGGAGTTCCCCGCGGACAACCCGCAGCAGGTCGTGCCGACTGGGGCGCTGGCGACGTGCCGGATACCGGAGCCGCGGGCGGCGTCGGAGCTGGTGCCGGTGGAGCTGGGCGTCGACGTCGGCGGCGGGTCGGACCTGACGGTGGCGCGGGAGCGGCGCGGCGTCCGCGCGGGCCGCAGGTGGGCGGTCCGCACGTCCGACCCGGAGGCGGCGGCCCGGATGATCCGCGACGCGATCAACGAGTGCGGGGCGACGTCGGTGAAGGTCGACGCGACGGGCGTCGGCTGGGGCATCGTCGGCCTGCTGCGGGACTGGGGCAGGCGCGGCGACCACCAGGCGCAGGTGCACGCGGTCATGGTCGGGCAGGCCAGCAGCGAGCCGCTGAAGTACGCCAACCTGCGGGCGGAGCTGTGGTTCGTGATCGGGCGGCAGGGCAGCCAGCGGGGAGAGTGGGACCTGTCCGCGATGGAGGCGGCCGACACGGCGGCCGGGGAACTGCTGCTGCCGCGCTGGCACCCGGACGCCAAGGGGCGCGTCGTCATCGAGGCGAAGGACGACATCAGGGCGCGGACGGGCGGCAAGTCCCCGGACGACGCCGATGCCCTGCTGCTCGCCTATTTCGTCCCTCGCGACGCGCAAGGCTCGTACTGGCAGGCGCTGCAGGCTGGCAAGCTCCGGTGATGGTTATTCACGCCAGTGATGTCCCATACTGGGAGCATCACCCGGAGCGATAACCCCAGGAGTGCCTGTGAGCCGTCGCGCCGCCCGTAGCCGAGGGCGCCAGCGCGCGGCGAAGGCCGTCCCGCCCTCAGCCGGCGGCGGCGCCACGTTCACCGCCGACCAGGTCACCGCGATGATGACGGCCCAGCGGCAGCTCAGCAGCGGCAACAGCCGCGCGACCCCGCTGGCCACGTCGCCGCTGTGGGAGACCGCCCCGTTCGGCCCCGGCCGCAGGCTCATCCCCGCGCCGATCAACGTGCCCCGGGCCGACACCGGCCGCGCCGAGCCGCGCCTGTGGGAGTTCCCCGTCTCGTGGAACCTGCAGATCGACGACCGCTGGCACGTCCCGTGGCACGTTTTGCAAAGAGCCGCTGATATGCCACTTTTTAGAAAATGTATTGAAAGGCGCAAGAACGTCTGCCAGCTGGACTTCGCGGTCACCGTCGACCCGCGCGCCGTCGCGGCGGAAGTGGCGGCGTCCGGCGCGGCCAAGCAGGACGTGGAGTCGGCGCTGCGGAAGAAGTACATCTCCGAGATAGCCAGGATCAGCGACTGGCTGCAGGTCCCGGACCGGAAGAATGACCTGGACTGGCCGGGGTGGACGTCGCTGCTGATGGAGAACCGCCTGAAGTTCGATGCGGCGGTCGTCTACCCGCGGCGCACCTACGGCGGTGACCTGTACAGCTTCGAGGTCATCGACGGGAAGACGATCAAGCCGCTGATCGACGAGTACGGCGGCCGTCCCCTGCCCCCTTTGCCAGCGTTCCAGCAGGTGCTGTTCGGCTTCCCCAGGGGCGAGTTCACGGCGCCGACGGACGGCCCGGACGGCAGGCCCGTCGACGGCGGCTTCCCGTCTGACCAGCTGTACTACGAGCGCAGCATCTACCGCAGCGAGTCGCCCTACGGCATGTCGCCGACCGAGATCGCCCTGTTCGATGGCTTGCTGTGGATGCGGCGCATGGGCTGGATGATGAGCGAGTACACCGAGGGGGTAGCGCCGACGGGGCTGCTGGAGACCAGCCCGGAGACGGAGTGGACGCCGAGGCAGTGGGAGGACTGGGCGCGGGCGCTGAACGACCACCTGTCCGGGAACACGGCCGAGCGGCACCGCTGGCCGCTGATGCCGCCGGGCGTCAAGTTCATCCAGGGCGAGGAGCCCGACGCGAAGTACCACCCCGACTACGACCTGTTCCTCATCAAGCTCATCGCCGGGGACTTCGGCCTGCCCGCGTCGGAGGTGGGCTTCACGGAGGCGGGCGCCCTGGGCGCGAGCTTCCATGAGGGCGAGGAGGACATCCTCGAGCGCGCCACCCGCAAGCCCGACCGGGACTGGCTCGGCAGGTACGCGACGAAGCTGTGCCGCCGCGAGCTGGGGATGCCGGCGGCGCTGCAGGTCGAGGTGCTCGGCCTGGAGTGGGAGGACGAGGCGGCGGCGGACGCGATCGCCGACCAGCGGGTGCGCGGCGGCCGGGCGACGCTGAACGAGGACCGCGCGAAGCGGGGCGAGCCGCCGTACAACTTCGCCGCGGCGGACATGCCGATGCTGATCACGCCGCGGGGCATCGTGTTCATCGAGGGCGCGGAGAAGGCGGCGCCGCCGGGGGAGCTGATCGGCCCCGTGCAGGCGCCGAAGGAGGGCGAGCCGCCGGAGGGCCAGCAGGCTGACGCGGGCAGCGAGGGCGGCGGCCAGGACGGCGAGGGGGAGCCGCAGCCGAAGGCCCCGCCCGCGTCCAAGAGCGGCGAGCTGGCCGCATTGCGGAAGTGGCTGGCTCGCCACCCGTCGGCGTCGCGCCCGTTCGCGTGCCAGGCGCTGACGGCGGCGGACGCCCCGCAGTACGCGGATGACCCGCGCGTCCTGCTGAAGGACGGCCCGGGAAAAGCGCTCGCCGGGACTGGCCCGGCTGGCAGAGGGACCTGGACCTCGTGAGCATCTACGCGGCCGAGGTCCGCCGTGCAGTCGCGGGATCCGTCGACGCGCAGAAGCTCGCTGAGGCGTGGCAGGCGCTGCACCCTAAGGACGTGTCGAAGGCGGTCCCGGCGGCGCTCTCCGCCTTTCTCAGCCGCGCCGCGCGGGCGATCATGGGTGCGCTCGGCCCGGTGATGACGCGGCTGCTGACGGAGGCGTGGGTGCTCGGCAACCGCTCCGCCCTCGCCGCCATGGAGAACCTGAACCCGGACTGGGGGAACTGGACTCCGGGCGACTACGCGGCGGCGGCGCAGATCGCGGGGCCGGGGCTGCGGCAGCTGCTCGGCGAGGCCGGGATCCGCATCAAGAGCATCACGGACTCGCGGCTGGAGGAGCTGTCGGCGGTGCTGGAGGCGACGCTGCGGTCCGACGCGATCCTGCGGACGCCGGGGACTGAGCCGCTGCCGCCGTTCCTGTCCGTCGGCGATCTCGCCGGGCGGCTGCGGACGGTGCTGGACAATCCCGATCGCGCCGAGCTGGTCGCCCAGGCGGAGATCGCCCGCGCGCAGGCGACGGCCGCCCGGCAGGCGTACGCGGAGTCCGGCCGGACTGAGGTCGAGGTGTCGACGGCGGCCGATGACCGCGTGTGCCCCGTGTGCGAGGCGGCGGAGAAGCTCGGCCCGCACCCCATCGGGCAGCCGCCGATGGTGCCGCTGCACCCGCGCTGCCGGTGCGCTGAGCTGCCCGTGCTGGAGATGGCATGAGCTGGCTTCCGCACCTGCTTGGCATCGACAACGAGGCGGGCCGCTGGTACGCGTTCTGGTCAGGTCCCGGCTCGGACGTCGGCGAGCTGGCCATCATCGGCGCCATCTACGGCGCCTACCGCAAGCACGCCTGCCATGAGCACCGCTGCTGGCGCCTCGGCCGCCACCCGGTCGCCGGGACGCCGTACGTGGCCTGCAGGAAGCACCACCCGGGCGTGCCCGACAAGGCGCGGCGGGGCGACATCGCAAGGGCGCAGGAGAAGGCGAGGGGCCAGTGGCCAGGACAACCGTAACGCCGGACGGCACCGTCACCGTCGACACCGGCGGCAGCGCGGCCAAGGCGACATGGGACGGGGAGAGCGTCGCCGGGGTGCTGGTCAAGGCCAGCGACGAGCGCCGCTACACGCTCACCGTCGCCTACCCCGCCGACCGGGCGGACGTTGCCGTCGCGGCGGATGGCCACCGGGATTTCGCGAGCAAGGCGGCCGTCGAGGACGCCGCCTGGTCCTACCTGGTCAAGTCCCCGCAGGTGGGGCTGTGGCACGCTGACGGCACCGACGGGGCCGGGGCGGTCGTGGAGTCCTACGTCTACCGGGGGCCGGACTGGCAGCCGGACGGCAGCGGCTACGTCGTCAAGGCGGGCGACTGGCTGCTCGGGATCGTGTGGGAGCCGGAGGCGTGGGAGCACGTCAAGGCGGGTCGCATCGGCGGCGTGTCGATGCAGGGATCGGCGCGGCGGCGCACGCCGACCGCTGAGGCAATCGCGGCACTGAGGGAGTAACCGTGGACGTCGCCATCACCGAGCTGGAGAAGATCGAGGCGACCCGCGTCGACGGCGTCGCGGAGCCCGCCAACGGGATACCGATCCTGCTGCTGAAGAGCGTCGCCAAGGCGGACGGCATGGGCCACCCGCCGATGACGGGCACGCACAGCCACTCCCACCCCGCCTTTGACGGCCCGGACGGCGACGGGGACGGGCAGCACGGCCACGAGCATGACCACGACGGCGACGCTGACCACCACCACCCGCACGCGGCGAAGGCCGCCGTGTTCGACCGTGACGCGGCCCTGGCGGCGGTCAAGGCGATCGTCGGCCGGAAGGTGGACGAGTCGCCGGACATCGCCGGGGGCACGGCGGTGCTCTCGCAGATCGCCGACCTGATCATCGCCGAGGCGCAGGAGCTGAAGTCGGGGCAGGCGGGGGAGATCGCCGACATCCAGCAGCTGGCGTGCGCGGCGGAGATGATCTGGTGCTGGCGGACGGGCGAGGAGTCGGTCGCGTCCGGGTCGGTGATGCCGGCGACGGCGCTCATGCAGTCGGCGGCATGGGACAGCGACGACCCGGCGGAGATCGCCAAGGCGTTCCGCGCGCTGGGGAGGTCGCTAGGGCTGCCCGGCATCGACGCCAAGGCTGACGCGATCGCGAAGGCGGACCTCTCCGCGGCCGGGCGGCGGAAGTCGGCCGATGCCGGGCACGCGCTGCCGGACGGCAGCTACCCGATCGAGAACGAGCACGACCTGCACAGCGCCGCCGTCCTCGCCCGCAGCGGGCACGGCGACGTCGCGGCGGCCAGGCGGCTGATCGCACGGCGAGCGAAGGAGCTGAGAGTGAGCAACCCCCTTGACAGCGACGACGACACGAGCAAGGGCCAGTTGGCAGGAGAGGGCACCAGCATGGATACTGTGGTCAAGGGAAGCGACGACCTGGCTAAGGCCGTCGCGGACGCTGTCACGAAGGCCGTTGCCCCGCTAGAGGAGCGCCTGGAGGCGCTCGGCGGAGAGCTGGCGAAGGTGAAGGCGACACCGGTACCCGGCGGGCCAGCGCAGTCCGCCGCCGGCAGGCAGCCAACTGCCGCCGACGGCACGCGCGCCGCCAAGGCCGCCTACTACGACCAGTGGGCAGAGCTCGTCTCTGACCCCAAGGTGGCCGACGACTACCGCAAGCTCGCCGCCCAGGAACGGGCGCAGGTCACCGCACCGTGACGCGCCGCTGGGCTGGCCCCACCTAGCGAGGGAACATGCCCAGCACCGCAGAGCTCTTCGGCGGACACCGCGGCCACTACCGCGCCGGCGGCCCGCTGCGCCCGGACTACACGGGCACCCAGGTAACCGAGCAGTTCGAGGCGTACAAGGCCGCCTTGCGGAAGGCGCACGCCGACCATGACGCGGGCACGGACGTCCTTGTCCCCTACGAGGGCATCCGCAAGAACGCCCGGCCGAGCAAGGCGCAGCACGAGGAGCGGATGCGCGTCCTGGAGACGCTGCGCAAGTCGCTGCCCGCCGACCAGCTGGCCGCGATGGACGCGGGCCTCGCCGACTTCTCCGCCCTGGTCGCGAAGGACTGGAACCAGGCGTACCCGGAGACCGGCGGCTACAACACGCAGCTCGCCCCGTACAACCTCGAGGACCCCAGCAAGAAGCTGGTGCCGCGGCAGACGCCGCTGTGCAACTCGGTGCCGCGGGACAACAGCGGCAAGGGCTCGGCGCTGCAGTTCCGGCGGATCCTGGGCTGGACGAACGCGAACGTCGGCGGGGTCGCCGACCAGGCGCCGTTCCTCAGCTCGGAGTTCCCGACGGCGCAGGGCATCAGCCTGCCGCAGTTCGGCGGCCAGTCGACGGCCACGGGCGGCGTGCAGGGCACGACGGGCGTGCCGCTGCGCCGCGGCCAGAAGATCAACTACGCGGCCGACTCCAAGACGATCAACTACACCGAGCTGAGCCTCAGCGACTCCGTCTCCTGGAAGGCGCAGTACATCGGGCAGGGCTTCGAGGACATCCGCCAGCTGTCCCACACCGCGACTTTGTGGGCGCACAAGCTCGGCGAGGAGAAGGCGCTGCTGTACAGCCGCGGCCCGTCCGCGAACGGCTACACCGGGCCGATCTCGGCGCCGTCGGGCCTGGCGGCGACGTCCAGCGGCGGGGCCGGCGGCGGCAGCATCCCGCTCGGCACCTACAGCGTGTTCGTGACCGCAGTCGGCGGCTGGGGCGAGTCCGCGCCGTCGAACATCGTCACCACGACCGCGATCAGCGTCAGCCCCGGCACGCTCACGATCACGACCTGGCCCACGCTGCCGTCCGGCGCGAACGGCTGGAACGTGTACGTGTTCACCGCCGCGACCGGCAACTTCTTCTTCCAGACCTTCGTGGCCGCGGGCACGCCCGCCGCGGTCAACTCCGGCCTCGTGCTGACCAGCTACAACAGCTCGTCCGGCACGCTGGCGCAGAACGCCGCCGACTCCAGCGCGAACGTCAACGGCTACGACGGGTTCCTCACCGTCCTGCTGAACCCGTCGGTGTCCGGCTACGTCGCCACCTACGCGGCGAACGCGACGGCCGCCAACTCGGTCAACAGCATCGCGGGCCTCGGCCAGTCCGGCGCCCCGGCGCAGGGCGACACGCCGTGGCAGACGATGTTCAAGACGCTGTACGGCGCCGGGGTCGAGCCGGGCAACTACGCCCAGTCCGGCACCGCCACGTCGTACGGGCAGAAGCTCCTCGCCGACCCGGACATCGTCTACGTCGACGGCGTCATCAGGAGCGCGCTCGGCACGTTCGTCGAGCACGGCGGCGGCACCGGCCTCTCGAGCGGCAATCCGGGCGGCTACCGGATCATGCTCACCCGCGACGAGATCAGCGGCGTGCAGGTCGGCAGCGTCGTCACCGGCATGGTGAACCAGACGACCGGCAAGGCCGTGGACCTGGAGGTCCACCCGTTCATGCCGCTCGGCGTGTCGTTCGCCTGGTCCAAGACGCTGCCCGTCCCCGACAGCGAGGTCGCCAACACGTTCGCGGTCAACAACGTGGTCGACTACATCGGCTACGACTGGCCTGACATCCAGTTCACCTACGACTTCAGCACCTACCAGCTGGGGACGTTCGTGCCGTACGCCCCCGCGTGGAGCGGGGCGATCGTGGGGCTGCAGGCGTGACGGCGCTGTCGGGGTCGACGCCGGCCTACGCGCCGAGCCCGCCGGGCAAGGGCCTGCAGGCCATGCCGGCGCTCACGTTCACGTGGGACGGCACCCCGAGCCTCCCGACGCTGACCGTCAAGCAGGGGGGCGTCACCTGCGTGACCTACAGCGGGCAGGCGCTCATCCAGGACTCCGTCCCGGTGGCCGTGATGTCGGCGGCCTCCGGCGGCAACTCGTGGGAGGTAGGGCCATGATCCGCCGCAAGACAAGCGACCACGTGAGCACCCCGCCGGGGTCGCCGAACACGATCCAGGGCGTGTCGGTGCTCGGCTACGGGCACGGCGACGCCGGCGCCCACCCGACCGTCACCTGGGTGATCAGGTGACCAAGGTCATCCTCGGCAACGACGTCGCGCAGGTCGACGCGCCGTCCGGGCGCCGCTACGGCGGCAACATGCCCGGCCGGGTGTTCGACATGACGCCGGCCGACGCCGCGGCGGTGGTGAAGGCCGGCGGCGCGCTCGCGTCGGTGAGCGGCACCACCCGCCGGGCGATCGGCTACCGGTGCCGCTCGTGCGGGTTCGGGTCGGTCGTCAGGCGCTGCAGCAGGTGCGGGGGTGAGTGCCACCGTGAGTGACCACTGCGGCGAGTGCTTCCCGGACCGCGGCGAGCTGGCCCGGCTGGCGGAGAACGCCCAGGCGGGCCGCAGGGAGCCGTTCGTCGGCACGGGCGACCTGGCCACCGTCCTGTCCTGCGTCCACGGCGAGTGGGCGCTCGGCGACGTCCTCGCAGAGCAGCCTCGTGGCTGCACGGAGCTGACCAAGGCCGGGGAGCCGTGCAAGGGCACGCCCGGCCCCGACGGGCTGTGCGCCGCCCACAAGCCGAAGGAAGGTGCCAATGCTGCCGGAGATCTTTCGCCTGCTGTGGTGGACGCTGATCCACCGCAAGCGGCAGGCGGCGGCGAGGAAGGCCGCCAAGACCAGGGCGGCGCGCAAGAAGGCGCACCGCAAGACGGCGGCCAAGAAGCCAGCCGCCCCTAGCCCCCGCTCGGGCAGGGTCCACCACCCGCGCAAGGCAGCGTCCCCCAAGCCCGCCACCCAGGCGGCCTAGACACACGGAGGTGAGACGTGACGGCGGTCCCGGTCCTCGTCCCGCCTCCCTCCGGCGTCCTCACGCGGCCGTACGTCACCCCGGCGATGTTCTCCGCCTACCCGACGTGGCTTGACCTTGACGACCTCGTGCCGGGCGGCGTCGCGTCCGTGCAGGAGGACGTCCTCGCCGACGTGCTGCTGCAGGCGTCGGACTGGGCGGTGGGGGCGTGCGAGGACATGCTGCTGCACGCCCACTTCGTGCAGGGCGAGCAGCTGCGCACCCGGGCCGGGGGCGGCGGCAAGCTCTACATAAAGCCCCGCGACATCCCCGTCCGGGCCATCACCAGCCTCAGCTACGGCTGGGATCCGTCGGCGATGACGTCGCTGTCGCTGCCCGCGCCGTCGATGTGGATCGAGGACGGCCGGGAGGTGTCCTTCGTCCCGTTCGGGGGCCTGAGCTTCACCGGCCCGGCGATCCAGTTCGGCCCTGACCCCCGGCCCGGGATGCTGACGTACGTGAACTGGAGCTATGTCGCCGGGTACCCGTTCGCGCTGCTGTCCGCCGCGGTGACGGCGGGCGCGAGCAGCATCACGGTGGACGACCCGGCGGGCATCCTGCCCGGCGACGTGCTGCGCGTCTACGACCCGGGGCAGTCCGAGGCGCTGACGGTGGCCGCCTCGTACGTCCCGCAGGTCCCCACCGTCCCGGCAACCCAGACGGCCATCCCGCTGGCCGCGAATGCGCAGCACCCGCACGCTGTGGGCACCGGGGTAACCGGGATGCCCCGCAAGGTGCTGCAGGCCGTCATCGCGTTCACGGTCGCGCTGCTGATGCGGGAGGACGTGGCCGAGGAGGAGCCGGTCGCCGGGTTCGGGCCGTCCGCCAGGACGACCGGCGGGGCGCGGGGCGGGCAGGCGGCCGGGCTGGTCAACGACGCCTACGGGTGGCTGTTCCCCTACGCGCCGACGTGGCGGTCGTGATGGCCGGGGACCGGCAGCTGGTGCGCAACGCGGTCGCCGCCTACTTCGGCGGCAGCCTGGTCACCGCCGACGGCGGCACCTGCTACCAGGGCGGGCAGCTCACGCCCTACGGGCTCGGCACCGCCTACCCGTACACGGTCCGCGGCGTCCCCGACGAGTACTTCACGATAGGCCAGCCCCCCGGCCAGGACTGGGGCTGCGTGATGTCCACGACCCGCCTCGAGCGGGCCACGACCCGCATCAGCTACGGCGGCAAGACGTCCGGCTACCGGCAGCGGCTGTACACGATCACCTGCGAGCTGGCGCTGATCTGCGAGCTGCCCCACATCGAGGTCGCCGGGGCGGGCCTGGATGACCTCGTCGACCAGGTGCACGCCCTCATCTACGCGGACCGCACGCTCGGCACGACGGGCAGCAGCTCGGTGCTGATCGTGGAGGCGGGCGAGGGCCGCAACGGCATCCGCGACGTGACCGAGCGGCTTGCGGGGCTGGACCCGGTGAAGGGCCGGTACGCGGGCGAGGCGACCGTGACGTTCGAGGCGCTGACCATGGTCGCGGCATAGGAGGCATGCATGGAGTACAGGTACGCCGGGCCGCACCCGGTCGCCGACCCGGACAGCGGCGAGGCGATCCACCCGGGGGACGTCCGCGAATTCGATCAGGAGCCGGGGTGGGGGCCATGGGAGAAGGCTGACCGGGACAACGAGCCGCCAGCGCCGGAGCCGCCCGCCCCGCCCGCTGAGACCGCGCCAGAAGGCGCTGAGGGAGGCATGTGATGGCACCCCCGACGACCTTCAGCCCGGTCGCCGAGCAGGAACTGTACGTCGTCAAGGAGGCGACGCCCGGCACCGTCCCCGCGACCGTCGGCGTGCCGCTGGCGTTCACGTCGTTCAAGCCCAGCGACAAGCCGCTGTGGCTGCCCGACGAGTCGTTCCAGGGCAGCATGGGCGACGTCTACGGCGAGTACCAGGGGCCGCTCATCGCCTCCTGGGACCTCGGCGGCCACATCTACGGCGACACCTTCGGGCACCTGTGCTACAACATCCTCGGCGACTACACGGCGACCGGCACCGCGGGCAGCGGCTCGACGACGCTGACGGCGCAGTGCACGGCGGGCGCGACCACCGCGACCGTCGCCAGCATCACCGGGTTCAGCAACGGGCAGGCCGTGCAGCTGGGCATCACCGCCGACGGCATCCCCGAGATCGTCACGCTGAGCAGCCCGCCGTCCGGGGTGACGCTGACGTTCGCGAACACCCCGGCGCGGTTCACCCACGCCAACGCGGCGGCCGTCGCGGGCATGGTCGCGCCCTTCACCCACGTGTTCGCGCTGCTGAACGGGTCGCTGGGGTCGACCGTGGGGCCGGGGCAGCCGCCCACCCACACGTTCACCCACCGCAACGGCATCGCCGCCAACGGGGCCAACCAGTACGCCTACTCGTGCCTGTCGGAGCTGGTCATCACCGGCAACGCGGAAAAGCTGCTCGACTTCACCGCCAAGGCCACCTGCGCCAGCCGCGCGACGGCGGGCAGCGCCGTCGGGTTCCAGAACCTCGGCAGCGTGCAGCCGTACCCGTCATGGCGGACCGTCACCGGCATCGCCGGGCCCGCCAGCGGCGGCACGCAGGTCAGGAACATCGCCGAGCACATGATCACCATCACCCGCGCGGTGAAGGCGCTGAACACCGAGCAGGGCAGCCAGCAGCCGTACGTCATCGCCCGGGGGAAGCAGAGCAACACGGGCAAGCTCGTGTTCATGCCCAGCATCGACGACACGGCGCTGACGAACATGCTGGGCAACGTCCAGCCGCAGCTCCAGTTCGTCAGCAACAACGGCCTCGCCGGGGCGTCGAACGTGATCGTGCAGGTCGACATCGTGTTCGCCGCCTACGAGGTCGCCGACATCAACGACGGCGCCGAGCTGTTCGGCTACGACGTCACGTTCAAGCCGATCCACACGGCCGCGAGCGCGGGCGGCATCACCACGACCGGCGCGTCCGGCGGCAAGGGCGCCGTCAAGGTCACGCTCACCAACGCCATCCCCACCTACTGAGGAGTAACGATGAGGACGACGCTGGAGTCCGGCGCGTGGGTCGAGCACGTGCCCATCGGCGAGCTGAAGGGCAAGCACAAGCGCGCCGTGGAGGCCGCCGGCAAGCCCCCGGTGAGCCCCGAGGCGTTCGACGGCGACGGCCAGGTCGACGTGCGCGCCGTGCTGTCCGGGATGGACATCTCATCGTGGCTGGCCGCCAGGCAGGACGCCCTCTGGGCGGTCCTCATCGAGGCATGGAGCTACGACCTGCCGGTGCCGGGGCTGGACGGCGGCGCCGTCGTGAACGCGGAATCGCTGGGGGAGCTGCCGCTGGGCGACTACGAGGAGATCGAGGCGCTGTTCGCCCCGTACGCGGCGAAGCTGGCGCGCCGCGCCGACCCAAAAGGGGCGATTACCTCCGCCTCAAATGGGTCGTCTCCGGCAAGGGCCGGCGGCTCCCGGAGGGGCTGAGCTGGGAGGCATACGACGACATCGTCCACATCATCAGGTTCGGGATCCCGCCGGCGGCCGGGATGGGCCGGGAGGAGCTGCCGCTGGAGGTCTACACCTGGCTGATGCCGGTGCAGATGGCGATCGACAAGGCGAGGGAGGAGGCGATGGCGAGATGACCCCGCTGGAGCTGCCCGTCCGCCTCAAGCGCATCGCGGACGAGGTCCGCGACCGGGCCGCCCTTGACGCCGCCGACGCGATGGCCCAGTCCTACCAGCGCAGCGTGGTCCGGTCGATGCGCGGCCCGTCACCGTCGCCGCCGGGCACGCCCCCCGCGCGCCGCACGGGCACGCTGGCGCGGTCCGTGCGCCCCGAGCCGGCCGTCCCCGCCGGGGCCGGGCGGGCGCGCTCCAGCGTCGCCCCGCATACGGTCTACGCGCGCATCCAGCAGCTAGGCGGCCACGTCTACCCGGTGCGGGCGAAGGCGCTGCGCTGGACGGACAAGAGCGGCGTGCACTTCGCCCGCCACGTCTACCTGCCGAAGCGGCCGTACATGGTGCTGACGTACGCCCGCGCCAGGGAATGCCACGACGCCGCGAAGGCCGCCGTCGCCAGGGTCATCCGGGAGGCGCTCCGTGGCTGACGAGCTGGACCCGGTCCGCCAGGACTTCGAGGCGAACGTCGAGGAGTACGTCGCCGAGGTCGAGCGCGCGGCTGAGGAGGGCCGCAAGTTCGCCCGCTCGGCCGAGGAGGTCAAGGTCGCGACCGGCGGCATGCGCGACAAGATGGCCGAGGCCGCGGCGGCGATCGGGATCACCCGCGACGAGATGGGCAAGCTCCGCGACAAGGCCGGGGAGGTCATCCTCGCCACCGACGCGGAGGCGCGGGCGCTGAAGCACTTGCGCGACCAGGCGCTCGAGGCCGCGTGGGCGGAGCGGGAGCTGGGCAAGTACCAGAAGGAGAGCCTGCTCTCGCGGCTGGGCGGCGGCATCGGCGGCCTCCCTGGCGCCGCCTTTAACGCCATCCCGGGCGGCAGCGTGCCGATGTTCCTCAACCCGGCGGTGATCGCCGGGGCCGCCGCCGGCCTCATGGCCGTCGTGTCCGAGGTCGGCGCGCTCGCCACCGGCTTCACCGCCGCCGGCCTCGGGGTCGGCTCGTTCTACATCCTGGCTCATCCCGCGCTCAGCAACCTGCAGCAGGACGTGCAGAAGCTGTCCAGCGCCAACGCCGCCCTCGGGATCGCCCAGCAGAAGTATTTGATCGACCCGAGCAAAGCGAACCTGAAGGCGCTGCAGAACGCCCAGGTCACCTACCATGCGACGTTCAACCAGATGGGCCAGGACGCCGGGCCCGCCGCCGACGCGGTGATGCGCCTGCACGACGCCTACGTCCAGGTGTCCAACGCGTTCGCCCCGGTGACGTACAAGGTCATCGGCCAGCTGGCGGGCATCGCCACCCAGATGCTGCCGTGGATACAAACGTTCGCGAACGCCGCCGCCCCCGCCATCGAGCAGGCCCTGTCCGGGATCAGCAAGTTCGTCGAGTCGCCCAACTTCCAGTACTTCATGACGTACCTGTCCCAGCTGTCCGGCCCGGTCATCCACGCGATCGGCTCCGGGATGGAGGGCCTGACGATCCGGGTCATGAGCCTGCTGGAGACGTTCTCGAAAAAGGACGTGATCAACGCGTTCAACATCGCCTTCAGGCTGCTGGGCTTCACCGTGGAGCTTGTGCAGGGCCTGATCCTCGAGGGGATGGACGCGTGGGACCTGCTGACCGCGGGCCTGCACAACACCGCCGCGTGGTTCGACCGGGTGCGCCACGCCGCCGCCGACTTCGCCCACAACGTCGCGGCGCATTTCGACGAGATCAGGCACGACATCGCGACGTGGGACCACGACACCGCCAACGCGTTCGACCACGTCAGGCACACGATGGCGGACCTGGCGCACAACATCGCGGCCCATTTTGACGAGATCAGGCATGACCTGGCCCACTGGGTAGACGACGTGCGCCATGACGCGGACCTCGTCATCGGCTTCTTCCGCGACCTGCCGGGCAAGATCGTGCACGCGCTCGGGAACCTCAAGAACCTGCTGTTCAACGCGGGCATGGACATCATCAACGGGCTGATCAACGGCGTCAAGTCGATGATCGGGTCC